GCGCTTTCGCGCTGAGGAAACCTGCACCCTCACTGAAAAGTGATTTCGCAGACCTCAATAAGAAAGCGTAGGGAGTAGCAATACTCGTAGGAAGCACCGTTTGACCGACCTAAGTCATTTTTGTAAATGACGTCGGAAAGCTTTAATTGTTAACAACGATGAGATTAGGTTCGAATCCTAATGAAAAATCCGTCCATTTGTGATGGAGCTTGGTTTCTCACTAAGTCGAAAACTAACATTTCAAGTTCACTCTGATTGATTTTATGATACGGTCGGAACAACGGTGTGTCCCCTATAATCCGTCTTGACGAACAAACGACGATGCCTTACGGTACTCTCGGTAAGTTCGAAGACAGCAGTGATAAAGCACCTGCCGTCCCTAACGGAACAGCGGGATCTTTAAAATTGTACATATTCCAGCTCCTTGGTAAAACAAGGGCAAACAGTTATTACCTCCGATGAAGAATCGGTCCAGTTCAATGTAAAACATTGTTGGAAGTAATACTGGGATAAAAGCTCTCTGGAATGAGAGGCCGTTAAACCGGTATTAGGCATAAACGTTATTCTGGATAAGTCGTCTCAATGAAAAATAGTTGAGCGCACCGAGAACGGTGGCTGGAACTAAGTTCCATAAGAGATACGTCCCACCCGGAAATAGCCGAGTTCTACACACCATCTAATATAATGAAAACAAAATTCAATATACTAGACGTGATAAGAACGAAATATGTGCAAGTAATTAAGATGGTGCCACTTTCCAATAAGATTGGAACCTTATTAGCTTTCCCATTCAGGATAAATACTTATTTATCCATGGGGAAACGAACAGGGCTGGCTGCAAGAGTAATAAACACAAAGAATTTCATTCTTTTCGTTTTACGATTGTTTAACAATCATGGAGCAACTTTCACCATTCAATGGTTGAAAGCCTCACATGTTGCGTTACAAAAGTATCTCGGAAATGACAGACTTCGGTCTTTACGTACCTTAAATGCGGATCTACCTCTGCCCCGTTTAAACAACGGGGTTCCACGTTACATTACTGTAGCGGACAGAGTGATGATCAGAAAAGGTGATGTACGTTTCATAAGATTCCATTTAGGTTTGTTAAACCTTTATAGAGTCCTTGAAGCGCCCGGCGTATTAAAAATTAATACGATTACGGATCCCTTTTCTGGTAGTCAGGAATTCTTAGATAGATTGTTAGAACGGGTAAAGTCAGGAAAATTTCTTTTCTTTGACCAATTACCTGGTTTTAATAACATTATAAAACTGTCGTTATCTCCCACTAAATTCGTTTTATCTAGATCGGCATCGCCATCTAATAAAATGAGTGCGGAAGGAATAATTACAGATATAATGATCATGAATTCTGAACGACCCGATTTATGGCAAGATATATTAGACTACCTATACCTGACGAAACCTGTGGTCACACGGTTCGTACGGTTACTGCAAATGGGGTATTCTCTCGGTCAAAGACTGGAGAAACCCATACAATTTGTGAGTCCAGAATCAGGAAAAACGTATGAAGGCGGAGGCTTACAAATGAAAGCTTCCGTTGCGGCACATGGCTTAGGTCCAGGGAGTGCTTTATCGCAGTTTGCGGTAAAACATGAAGCAGCTGGAAAAATCCGGCTCTTCGCCTTAATCGATAGTATTACACAATCGGTTATGGCCCCCCTACACCAAGCTATGTTCGCTCTTCTACGTATAATACCTAATGATGGAACCTTCGATCAAGAAGGATCTATAAAAAGATCTCAGCAAAAAGCTATTGCAGCTAACTGTGCTTACTCGTTTGATCTAACGGCGGCGACTGATAGATTACCGGCTATTCTAACTGCCTTCATAATTGAAGGTATTTGGAAATTGCCTGGTATCGCACTACTCTGGAAGTCAATAATGACTAACAGAGACTTTGCCTTTAATGGTAAAGTAGCTGAAAAGCTTGGTGTCTCTATCGGTCCCTACCGTTATTCGGTTGGTCAGCCTATGGGTGGTCTCTCTTCATGGCCTGGGTTAGCAATAACCCACCATTGGATTGTTCAATATGCTGCGTATCTCGCTCAATTGAGATGTAAGGAATCGACAGATTTCTCGTGGTGTGAAAACTACGAGGTTCTCG